AGACGAGCAAGATCGCTTGCGTCGTAAATTAGAAGAGAAAGATAAATGATACTATTACAAGCACCATCATTTGGAGTATTTGAAACCTTAACTCAGTACGGGGCTCTTGGAGTTATCGTACTGGGCTTAGGGGCTGTTTTGTGGTTCATGCTTAAGCGACAAATAGCATCTGAAGACGCGCTTAAAAAGAAAGTAGACGATTTGCAAAAAGAAGTAAACGACTACGTGCGTACTGACGCTGGTAAGGTGCAAAGCGCTTTGGAAAATAACACACAAGCTCTCAGAGATTTAAGAGAGATAATTATAATGAGCAAAAGTAGCAGGAAGTGAATAAACAAAAGTTACTATTATTTGGAGTTTTGATATCAGTTGTAGCATTGGTTGTGCTAAATATTGGTATGGCAGGAAACGGTCATGTTGAAGTTGTGCAAGAAAACGTTACGTTGGAAGAAAAGAACACAACATTAACAAAGCAAAATGAAACTTTGACTCAGGAAAATAAGCAATTGAATGAGAAAGTTGAAGTTTTGGAAACCGCTGTCGAAACCTATGAAAAAGCTGACTCTGCTCGTAATTCTCGTCCTATCCAGTCTTGGGAGCTTACTGTCCCAATCAAATAAATCGTACCCATATACGACTGTCGATGACGATGGTACTAAGATTGTTGTAATGACAACTGCGCAGGCAGATGCTATCAATCAAAAGTATAAGGATATGGAAGCCGAGCTTAATGCTCTCAAGGCTACCATCCGTTTCCAAAGAGACACCATAACCAACCAACAAGTAGTGATTCAAACTCAATACGATACCATTGTTAAAAAGGATGTCATTATCAAAACACAGATAGATACTATTACTAGATATAACGAGCGTGTGGTGTATGTAGAAGTCAATAAGGATAGTATAGCAAGACAAAAGGATAGCATATCAACACGATACGATAACTTAGCAGACAGTCTTTGGAAATGGGCATTAGGACCGACTTTAATTTATACGCAATGGCCTGATAATAATGCTGTCTATCTAATGGATTTGTCTGAATACTATATGGCTACTGATGACTTTGGGATTATTATGGTTAAGATGTCTGCTAAAGAATACACTAAATATCTAACCTTTAAACAAACGTATGGGTTGCCTGAATCTGCCTTTTGGCAGTTCCGTACGGAAATGAATATTAAAAAATTGAGAAGGCCGGTTACAGATAAAAGAAAAGTTTGGAAATATAAAACGCAATGGAATAAAAAATAATTTGTTTTATCCAAAAGGTTTTATTATTATTATGTTATGAAATTAGAATTGAATAAAGGTCAAAGGTTATGGTTCACGAGTGACACTCACTACAACCACGCTAATATCTGTAGAGCAACTACCAATTGGATTGGAGCCGATAATTTAACTCGCGATTTCAATTCATTGGATAGAATGAATGATGAGTTAGTGTATTGGATTAACCATCATGTTCAACAAGACGATATCCTAATTCACTTAGGCGATTGGTCATTTGGTGGGTTCGAGAGCATCAAGGCTTTCAGGGATCGTATCGTATGTAAGAATGTACATTTGGTTTTAGGTAACCACGATCATCATATCCAACGAAATAAAGACAATGTACAAAGCTTATTCAGTTCAGTACATGAGTACTTATACTTAGAAGTTAAACGTCCGGGTACTACTAAGAAGGATGTTATGGATCGATTCACTTTTGTTTGTATGCACTATCCAATTGCTAGTTGGAATAACATGAACACCGGAGTTATTCACTTACACGGACACGTTCACTTACCTAATCACCTTAGGGTAGCAGCAGGCAAAGCAATGGATGTTGGAGTGGATGGAAACAATTTGGAGCCTATTGATTTAGATACTATATTACGGATAATGGATAAGCAACCAATTGCTAAATTAACATTACCAAAAGATCATCACGAAAAACGATTAATATGAAAACAATATTTTTAGGCGACACTCATGGTCGCGCAATATGGAAAGATATCATCAACAAAGAAAATCCAGACCGGGTTGTCTTTATAGGTGATTACTTTGATAGCTTTGATATCGGTGGAGCTGAGCAAATGCATAACTTCAAAGAGATCATTGAGTTCAAAGAAACTAGCTTTACTAATGATGGAAAAGATAATCAACATAAAATGGAAGTTATTTTACTTGTTGGCAATCATGACTTTCATTACTATCCAGGCGGCGAAACGTACTCAGGATATCAATATGGTGCAGCTCCTGCTATTAGACAGCTATTAGAGGAGAATAAACATCATATGCAAATGTGTTATCAATTAGATAACATCTTATGTACCCATGCCGGTATTGGACATAACTGGTTAGTTACACAGCAAGGATATTCTGATGAACCAATTGCTGAATTTATAAATGATATTTGGAAACATAGACCAAATGCATTTATATTCACAGGATGGGATCCATATGGCGATAGTAAAACACAAACACCAATTTGGATCCGACCTGCCAGTTTAATGTCTGGTAATAAAGAAACGTTCCTTAAAAAAGATTACATCCAAATTGTAGGACATACTCAGGTTAAGTATATTGATATGGGTAAAGCAACTGGCGGTAGATATTATTTTATTGATGCTATTGACCAACATCAATATTTAATATATGAAGGCGGCGAGTTTACATTAGGCGAATTATAAATTAATAAAAGTTATGTATAGAATTAAAGTATTTTTCAGACAGTGTTACAATGTAATACGTTGGTTTCCAGTTATCTGGAGAGACCGAGATTGGGATCAACATTATTTCAATGAGATTCTAATTAAGAAATTAGAGCACAAACGAGATTTCTTTTTATCGGATAGAGTGCATGTCTCTAGAGCTAAAGAAACGGCTGATCAAATTCAAACAGCAATTAACATGCTTCATCAAACCAGAGACTCATGGGAGTTTTATGAGTGCCCTATGATGAGAGAATTAGATGCTAAATGGGGTGAAGGTGTTGTGAGATTTGTTCCAATTGAAGGAACAGACACTGAAGAAATGTTTATTGATCATGAGGGTGTTAAAACACCTGAAGATGAAAAACAGTATCGTGAAGAGTTTAGAGCTGGAATGATTAAAGCTGAAAAACAATATAAAAAAGATAAACGAGAAGCTTATAAATACTTAGCTGATCATATTGACTATTGGTGGGATTAATTATGGCAACACTAGAAACACAATACAAAAACTTTCTTAAAAGTAACCCAACATCAACTTTTACATTTGAGGAATGGAAAAAGAAATGGGCTGATGATATTAGACCTATAATTGAAGAGCTAAACAATCCACCCATTGAATGGATATTATATGGAGAATATACTAAACATTTTGTTGGGTATGAAGACATTCCTGATTATGAATGGTTTAAGCATGAATTAAAAAATAATGAAGCATTTAGAGAAAAATTTGGCCCACCTATAGTATCTGATAATTTTCAGATAGGACCAGATGGAGCATATGAACATGAAAACTAAAATATATGGGAAAGATAATACTAGAATTTGATAGCTTTGAAGAAAAAGCAGATGCTATAGAAGCATTGAATGGATGGAAGTATAAAGCACTCCTTTGGCAGCTTGATCAAAAACTTCGTAGTGTACATAAATACGGAGGCTCTCTTGATAAAGCAGGAGAAGCAACTGAGGAAGAAAGAGATGTATGTTATAGGGTAAGAGATGTTATTAGAGAGATGTTACGAGAGAGTAATTTAGATATAGAATCATGAGAAGTAAAACAGTAGACAGACTCCTTAAAGAAATGGAGAACGATCCATGGCACGTTAAACTAGCACGTTGGTGGAGAGCGAGATTGTGGGTATGGACTTGTAGAACGAGATGGATTTGGGACTTAGAATACGAACGCAATATCTTTAGAAAGAAATGAACAACTTAGATAAAGAATACCAAATGCTCCTAGAGTATATTCTAGGCAATGGAGTAGAAAAGAAAGACCGAACTGGTACAGGGACCAAATCAATTTTCGGTTGGCAGATTCGTCACAACATGAGTGAAGGCTTTCCATTACTCACAACCAAGAAGATGGCTTGGAAAACTATGGTAACTGAATTACTATGGTTTCTAAGAGGTGATACCAACATCAAATACCTTGTTGATAACAATTGTCATATCTGGGATGGCGATGCTTATAAGAATTATTTTCATAAAACACCATCCATTGCAACAGGTTTAACACAAGAAGAATTCATCAACAAAATCAAAACAGATGATGAGTTTGCTAAGAAGTGGGGTGATTTAGGAAAAATATACGGGTTCCAATGGAGAAAGTGGGGTGAAAGAAAACACGATTCTATATCCAATGAATACTTTATAGGAGTAGACCAAATTGCAAACCTAATCTCTGAACTCAAAACAAATCCAGACTCAAGACGATTAATGGTTAATGCTTGGAATGTAGGAGAATTAGACCAAATGGTTCTTCCACCTTGTCATTATGGATTTCAAGTTTATACAAGAGAGTTGAGTTTGGATGAAAGAAAAAAATTGATTGGAAATAAAACACTATTTCTACTTGGCAGTGAAAAAGACTCATATGATGAGGCTAGCATACCTCGAAGAGCAATCTCTTTAATGTGGAATCAACGTTCAGTAGATACATTCTTAGGTTTACCATTCAACATTGCTAGTTACGGACTACTACTTGAAATCATTGCTAAAGTAGTTAATATGGTTCCTGATCAGTTGATTGGTAATTTAGGTGATGTTCATTTATATAATAATCACATTGAACAAGCCAAGGAACAGATCACAAGAACACCTTACAAGTTGCCTAAACTAAACATCAACACAGAATGGTGGCCTTATGAAGGTGGTGAATGTGGTGTAGGTCCATTAGATGCTACAGCAGTGTTCAATTCATTTAAGGATGATAACTTCTGTAAGTGTTTACTAGAAGAGGATATCCAGTTAAGCAACTATCAATCACACCCAGCAATTAAAGCGCCTTTATCAAATTAAAAAAATATAAATTATGGAAAATTTACAAATCAAAATTACAATCACCGATGGTGAAAAAGAAGCAAAAACTATAGTTAATGCAAATGATTATCTAAATATGAAAAATCTTCACGAGGTTAGTTTGTTAGATTTACAAGTGGATACTTTATTGGAAGAGATTAACAAACCAGTTACACCTAGCAATTAAAGCACCTTTATCCAATTAATTCATATTTATTAGTATGATACGATTAGTTGATTTATTGAAAGAAGAGCATATGTCTAAGGATATTAGGATACATATGTCAAAAAAACCATTAATTTTAAAAAATAAAACGTATTCACAGTCACCGGCTAGTAAGCCTAATGGATTTTGGTATGGATTCGGAGATTCATGGTTAGATTGGGTCGATCAAAATATGCCAGAATGGAAAGGTAAATATATTTATCAGGTTGATATTGCAGACAGCAACGTAC